CGTCCTCTAGGGCTGCACCAGTAATGGCACCACCAACAGAAGTATAGTTATCTGGAGTATTTGAGGAACCCCAAATTGTGCCCAAGGCAGTATATACTTTGTCAATGTAATAATCATTCAACTTTGCAGCCATTTCACGACGAATCTCTTGGATAGTTCCAATCTCGCCGCTCTCAAGTTCCCACTGGTTGTAGGTAACTTTAACGTCTGCACCGTCAAGAATGTAGTTCATACGCTCTGATACTGTGATTTCGCTTGCTAGATGCACAGCACCAGGTACCAATGTATGAACCTTAATGCCCTTTCTAACCTTCTTTACTAATGAGTCGCCAGGATTTAGACGACGTGCATTTAGAAGGCCAGAAATGAAATCTGTGGTCATGTGGTTTGGTTGCACATACTCCACAATGATTTCAGCCAGAGCATCACGCTTTAATGGATCAGACATCATAGATGCAACGGCTTCGGCCAGTTTCTTCTCATCCATGTTTATATCTCCTATTCAATATTATAGAGTTCTAAATGTTAGAGACATAGTCTCTAAATCGAACTGCTCAACCACGGCAATTGCGCCGCTGCTATCATAAGCTAATTTCCCTGCATCTGCACCATCATCTGATTTATTCAGAACTTCTAGGGGTGCTCCAGCAACCAAATCGGTTGAATAAACAAAAGCACCAGAAGGAACGGTGAAGACACCACGATCAAATGCCAATGCCTGAAAACCTGACGGAATAGTTACACTTTCCTGATTTCCAGGGTATGTCAAATACACATCCGCGTTGAATGGAACATTCTTAGCTTGATCCCATCCGCCACGGCGTAATGCATAGTCAAAACTAGGAGTAGGGATAAACAGCTTGATTGGGCCCTCGGCATTTGCATTATTGACGGGCCAAGTCACGCAGAATTTAGCCTTTGCAGCTTCAGTTGAATCTGCTGGTACTCTCACAGCTGGTAAATCTTCTCTAGAACCAAAGTCATGGCTCTGAGAATGGCTAGTGATAATAACCATACGGCCTTCTACTATGTCTTCTCCAGTTACTACTCCCATAATGTCAGTATACTTGTTGATTTCCATCTCTCAATTTCCTCCAAAGAATTCCTTTGGCTTACTTTTTCTTGTCAAGTTCCCGTAAACCGGAAACAATGTCTTTTGTCTCTAAGTCCTTTTCTCCCTTACGCTTGAGATCAGGAACATTAGATGTAATGCTTAATGATGCTACTGCATCGTTGCCTGCTGTTTCGCTAGACTTGAAGGCCAAAAGTTCCTGAATGAAGAAATCCAATGCGGCTTCCTCCATACCAAGAAGTTTTTCTTCTTTCTCTTCCATGTATTCGTCAGTTAACTCAATTCCAGCTTTTGTAAACTTCTCACGAATATTAACAATCTTTTCTTTCTTCTGTTTTTCGGCATCAATTTCAGCCTTGAACTTTGTAAGCTCTTCGAATTGAGGCTTTAGTTCAGTAAGTTCTGCTTTAGCGGCAGTCAGACCTTCATGTTCTTTTTCTAGCTCTTCAACACGAGTAGACGCTGTAGACAGCTTAGTTTCTAGTTCAAGAACCTTATCTTCATATGTCTTGACGATCTTTTCGTGATCTTCACGATTGATTGTGTCCATCTCGTCATTTTCTCCTTCATTTTCTTTTGATGCTAATGCAGTAACTCCTGTTCTACCCATGTAGGATGGTAAACCAACAATAGTTACCGCATTCATCTCTATATTCTTTAACTCTAAAATCCCATCTTCATTCTTAGCAGAGGCAGTCACGTCATAATTAAGTTCCCAAGATACATCAATGGATTGTCCATTTGAAAATCTTTCCTTGAGAAACTCTACATCTTCTGGACGCTCTTTATTCCAAAGGGCAGCCAAAGCGATTACATGATCGCCTTTGTCAACAAGATGGGCTATAGAACCTATTGGCAGAGTACCCTCATGTCCTTCACTAATCTGACCCGGTGCCATCTTGAGCGGCATATATACCGCTGTTTTTAGAACATTGGCGAATTCATCTTTAGGAATTCGCATGTTATTGGCATTGGGTTTGTCATCAGTGATGACGATTTTTAGCCAAGTAACGTTGGGATTGAGAGAAATCGAGGCAAATGCTTCCCCAAATTTCTCATCCTCTACCATTAATTGTACATCTTTTGCACTTATGTTGACAGTTTTCATCGGATTTTGCCCTCTTTTTGGCCCCTATTGGGCCATTTTATTCCTTTGTACTATTTACCACCACAATTTTTGGCTAACAATCGTCTTGCTTTTGCTTGCAATGCAGATTTACTACTTCCAGATAATCCCCAATCTTGTCCAGTTTTTCCTTGACCTAAACGTGAAATAGCATTTCTCAAATGGGCACAATCAATCTCGCCCTTGCTATTCTTATATGGTAGGTGTCCATTGCCATTTTTATCTGTAAATAGATAAGCACCTTTTGGTAGAGTTGTTCTCTGTTTATAGCTCCACTTGGCTCCAAATGCATCTTCAACAACTTCAATAGCATCGAATAAACCACTTTCATAAGGAGTCAATGAAGCTTCAACATCTTGTGGTCGTTTACCGTGATTTTTGTAATATCTAATAGCACAAATTCTTTGTGCGGTTTTCATATCTTTACCAGAGCTTACCTCTGATTTTACACATTCTTTATATTCTTTAGGCATGATATTTATTTCCTCGGAGATTTACCCTTAGTTTCAGGTGGCTTAACCGGTCTGCCTGGTGCAGTAGCAGCTCCTGGTTTGTTTGAAGGAGCTACTGGATCAAGCTTCAATTCTTTCAATACTTCTTCATTCTTTGCACGTTTGTTCATCTGAGTTCTGAAGTCATAACCATAGGCTTTATCAAAGTCTTCTCTTGATAGGTTGCCTGTTTCGTAAAGACCTGCAATTCCCTCATAGAATAATGATAGACTCATTAGATTGATTGGCTTGAATGTAACTTGTGGATTAGATTTAATAATATCATTGTTGTTTCGCATTTCAAGAAATACTTTTCTTGCTATTGGAAGCAATTGCTTTTGAATCTGCTCCATTGTGTGAATTGGTGAAAGAGTAGCAATCTGTGGGTCCGATGCAAAGGAGCGTTCGGTTTCTCCTGTAATCAATATTCTAGGAAATCCCAAAGCTACCAAGATGTCTTGATTTACGGTATTGTATTTCTTATCATCCAATAGTGTGTCAACTTCTGGGAAAATCCATTCCAGTTCTACTGTATGGTTGGTAAAGAAAGCAAATACTCTTTCAATTTCATCTACTGATACATACTCTCTCCACTTGAACTTTTCTTCCAAGGATGAGAGCTGATCTTCTTGGTCCTCTGTCAGAGGAAATTCATCACTACCGACTTTGACATGAAGAATAGCACTAATAACTCTTGCGGCTACAGAGTAATCCATTCTTCTAAGATTTCTCTTATGCTTTAATGCTTCAAGTGCAGGGTATAGATAAGGAATTGGATATGCTGAATCTGCAAGTGCAATGTCTTTGATAACCAAAGGATTATCTAGTAATACCTTTGTTTGTCCATTTAAAATCTGTCTTACAAAGTCTGGGTAGAGACGTATAATTTCATCATAAAGTTCTGGGTCCTCTTCTCCATCAGAATATGTACCCTTTCCTGTAAGAAATACAATTACATCATCTGGAATCTTTAGAAAATAAGATTCTTTTTCTGTGATAAGTGGTCGCTTAATTTCAATATCTTTTGAATCTCGAATCCACATGCTAGTAGGGTAAAGCAGATCAGAGATTCTCTTGATATATTTATCTCTAAGCTCACGCTCACCAATGCGTGTTAGTTTTATTTCTGGAACTAGAAGTCCAGTAATAAGAAATTCAAAAGCTGCCTTTCGCAAAAATACAATCAAATCTTCTCGTAAAGCATCATAGATTGACTGTTCTGTTACAGAAACATTTGATTCTGGTTCAACTACCAAATCATTAACTGCTATGTCAACTAGCTTATGAATAACAGTAGATGCCAGTGGATCGTGTCTGAAATAAAATCTACAATCTTTAATAATCCTTTCATATTCAGTGTGATTATCAAAGGATAGTTTATCTACTGTTCCAATCCAAGGGTTTGAAGCCATCGTCTGTGTCTGAGACGGATAGATTGCAAAAGCTGCTTTTGCTAGTCTTTTAACATTCTCGTCTGCCATATTTTTATCCTCTTACCCACCTAGCGCCAGCTAATCGTACATTCTGTTTTGAAAACAGGCGACCATCTACCATAATATAGTAGGCCAAAGTACCACAAAGCAACGCGGCGGTGAAGTGGTCTTCTCCTCGTTTACCACCCTTAGGAGTCAGGGTTCTATATACTACTTCACCACTTGGTGTTTTAGTATATGTCATCCGCTCCATCTCGGTGATCAACTCCATGTCTGTTGTAGAATAAGTAATCTTATGGGAGTTAGAATACTCTTGTAATAAGCTTACCGAAAATGGCTTTGTCTTGGATTTTATTACCTCTCCATCAGGAGATTCTCCCAATTCTAACCAAGCACCAAATTTTACGGGGTATATTCGTTTCTTGTAATTCTTGTGCAAATATGCTTCATCATTCATCAAGTGATGTACAAGTCCTTGCTCATTACCAGTATCAATTCCAATTACTTCTGGTCTACCAAATTGTGTATCAATAAAGTCTATTAATTTTTCTTGTACCTGATATTCTACTTTAGTCATTTCGATTCTACAATGGAATTTTAGTACTCCATTCTTCTCATATAATACCACAATTGCTGTAGGTTCTGTATAACCAGTATCAATTCCTAATATTTTTAGGTCAACTTTCTCTGGTAATCTTGGAATTAATGCTATTTTATTTATCATTTCTGAATAATTTTCTTCAATTCCGTTCATTTTTGTCTTGTAAATAGGATATGTTTCCATATTTAGCAAGCGTCTATCAAAAACTGCAAACGTCGGAGAACCATGTCTTCCCAAAACCAAGTGAATGTAGTCCTCACTGTCTGGTCCTCCATATTGTTTGATATTCCTTTCCTCATCTGCATCTGTGTATCGTGGATTTTGGTGGGCTGATGTTCTATGATGATTGAATTTGTCATCCACGGCATCTGCGAAGTATAAAACGTTGTTCTCTCTCAATCCTGTTGGAACTCCCGAAATGAATAGTTTGTGTCCATCCTGCCATGAGTTTAGAACAGGCTGTAATTCCATCCAAGTTCCCCACGGATAATATCCAGCTTCGTCAAGAATAATAACAGGAGAGTGCAGACCAATAACGTTAGCGCCGGTGCCACTCTGTCCAGCAATACGACAAACTAACTGAGCACTATTTAATAGTTTTATAGTATAGTTTGATGCATTGATACCACCACGAGGCTGAATAAATTCCTTTAGTAAAACATTATTTCTTAGAACCTTTATCAAGCTAAAAAATACTGGTTCTAGGTGAACTTTACTTGGAACTGTATATACGATATATTCGTTCCCGTAGAGCTCGTTGACTAAAATCCATACAATGTAGTCAGTTAATGATACTGTTTTACCTA